GAAATAGGCTTTACGGCGCAGAAACTCTCGCTTGTTAGGAAGAGGCTTAAGCAGTCGCTGTCGCCTCTTGCGCTTGCCAGGATATACAAGTTCTGCACTGCGAGGGGGATACCGTTCCCAGACGTTGTGTTTGCAAGATACAGGTCTGGTGCAGATGACCTCACGAAGGTCGTTGTTGCTCTAACGAAGGAGGACCTTCAGAAGATACTTGAAGAAGATGAGAAGAGGAAGAAGAAGGACTAGTGAGCCAAAGAACATACTGCTTGAGATGGCGCTTCTACCGCCTAGAGTGAGAGAGGTGATTGACATAATCAGGAAGGAGAAGACTACGGTCCTTGATGCTTACAAGAGGGTGTATGAGGGAGGAGACAGTGGATACAAGAAGTTCGTTTCAAGGTGGGGGAAGAAGATAAAGGCAATTCTGCAGAGCGCGATGGTTGAGGATGTCATGCTTGATGAGGCGAAGAATGTCAACTGGGACTGGATACTCGCATACTGCTACTCGCAAGTGAACTCTCAGAACCTTGATGATAAGGAGCGGGTCAAGATACTGGAGATCATGGTCAAGGCGCTTGAACGAAAGGAGAAGTCCAGTGCAGTGACACAGCCCATAGAGGACGAACTATGATTTACCCAATCGCCTATAACGTTGAAAACAGGATTGTCAGGGAGGCACGAAACGCAGTAAAGAAAATCATCTACGACAACTTCCTATACAAGACAAAGGAATTCAAAACAACGCTTGAGATTGCGAAGCGCAAATACAAAAGCGACCTAATCGCATTTGTCAGGACAATCAGGTATTTCCAGAAAAAATACCCGTTTCTCAGAATGAAACTACACAAGAAGCAGTGGCTGTTTCTCTGGGAGATCTTCGTCAAGAAGAGAGAGATTGTGATTGCGAAGGGAGGGAATAAGAGCGGTAAGACAACGGCACTCGCATACGCTGTCATCGTCAAGGCTCTTGAGAACCCCAAAAACCTTATATGGGTTGTGACAATCAACTACGACATGGGCAAAAACATTGTTGCACGCAAAATCGCTGAGCTCATTGGTGACAACAAGAAAGCAAGGTGGAACACCAAACACAACACGTTCAACGTCTTCAAGACAACCGTGAACTTCAAGAGCGGTCAGTCGGACGACGATACGTTCCAGTCCGCAAGTGTTGACTTTGTGGCATTTGATGAGCGACCACCGAGAAGCTCAACGTTTGACGAGGCATACGCAAGGACAATTGACACTCAGGGTCAGGTGATAATGGCATACACGCCACTGAGGGAGGTGGACTTCATCTACGACTACTTCATCGCAACGAACAAGCGCTGGGACGAGAATAACTTCGCAATCATTGAGATGGCAACAACCGAGAACATCTTCGCACAGACCGCAGAGAAAATCAGGGCGCTGTCAGCCGATGAAGACGAATACCAGGCTAGGATACTCGGCTACTACAGAATTGAGGTTGACATGGTCAGAATGACCGAAGAGGAGATGAAGCAGGTCATCAAGTATCCAACAAGAAGGCTAATGCTCGTTGAGGACATGTCAACGGGCAAGGTTATTGAAAGCGAGATATCGGCAACTGAGGACGCATTCGCACTGTTCAGGAAAGAGGGGAGCTTCGGAATATTTGAGATATTCAGGGAGTTCCCATACTTCAACTCGCCAGACTACAGGAACCAGATAGTCGTCGGCGTTGACGTTGCTGGCGGTATTGGCAAGGACTTCTCAGTCGCACTTTTTTATTCAAAAGTCGGAACGCTCTACGGCGCACTGTTCTCAAACAACGAGAGCATTTCGGCATTCACCAAGCAGCTCATACACGTGATCAGAAAGTATTACGGCATATACTCGGTGATTTCGTTTGAACGGAACGGGCTAGGAATAGCACTCTACGAGATAGCAACAAGCATGGGCTACACAAACTTCTACAAGCCACCAAACAGCAAGGTGGCAGGCGTGTATATCGGGAACGAGGGAAAGACAACGAGAGTGCACATGCTCAGAGAAATGATTTCAAGGAAAGCAATTGACATCCACTACAGGATGGCAAAGGAACTCGCGGACTTCAGAATGAAGAACAACCAGAAGCCAGAAGACTTCATCTCCGCAACTCTCATACTCACCGACCTCATTGACCCCCTGTCTCCTGAAACTGAAAGCAACGTTTCACAAGAAACATTGACAAAAAAGCAACTTGAGTTTGAAAATACGAAAGTGCGTAGATATAGTTTACTGTAGGAGGAAACATGGCGAAAAAGTGGATACAGAAGGCAATAAAGCACAAAGGCGCACTCAAGAAACAGCTCGGCGTCAAGAAAGTCACAATGACAAAACTCAACCAAGTCTCATCAAGACTACGCAAGAAAGCCGAAAAGTCCAAGCTCTCACCATCCGAAAGAAAACTCCTAAGACGCGTGAATCTCGCCAAAACCTTGATGAAACTAAGAAAAAAAGGAGGTAAATCATGATACTGTGGATAAAAAGAATGAGAAAAAGACGCAGAGCAAGAGGTGGTGACGGTGGAGATGGCGGAGGTGCAGCATGATTACGTTCCTCAACATCCTGTCACTCGCACTGTCAATAATCGCATTCACAATGTCTCTCGTCTTATACTTCAAGGTCATGAGACTTGAGAAAATGATTAACACGCCACATGAAAATACCAAAGACAAGCAAATTGAAGTTGATGAAGAGCAGAAAAAAAAAGAGAACGAGCTACTGAGACTATGAAGTTCTTCATATGCAGAAGGAAGCACATAACGCTTGGTAACCGCCCAGAGAGAACAAAGTGCCCAATCTGTGGCGAGCACGCAAGGGAACTGACAGAAAAGGACACAAGATACGGGCGTATCCTGATTGATGGGCTCAAAATGACACCAAGACAGGCAATGGATTACATTAAGAACAGGTACGGGGAAGAGGTGCTATGAAAAAAGAGGATGTAGCGCTTCTGGAAAAAATCGGCAAGGAAATAAGGATATTCCAGAACCACTACAAGGACATCTACTTCATCTCAAGGTTCGCAATGGGCGACCAGTGGAGAAACGACTTCTGGGAAAGAATATCACTTGACAACATCCCGTCCAGAGTGCACAACAAAATCATCGGATACAAGCGAACACTGACCGCATACTTCATTCAGTCATACCCGAGACTGTCGCTGGACGCACAGGATAAAAAGTATAAGAGCGTTGTTAGAAAACTACAAGATGCAGTCAATGCCATTATCTCCGACCCGCAGAACTTCGGCGTCATAGCATCAGCATTCGCAAGCTCAATGATAACTGGCGTGTCAGTAATCAAATTCAACCCACTGCCGAAACTCAGGAAAGTTGAGATACAGGAAATCCCTCTACACAACGTATACACGCAGATGGGCGAGGTGAACCTGAGGAAAGTGTCGTATATCGTTGAGAGATACGTAGCGCTCAAAGATAACCCACTAAGACCACTCACAACACCAAGATACGACCAGCTCAACCTGCCAGACACATACTCCGTATACTACGCCATCTACTCAAAAGACGAGGAGACTGGCAAAGTCTCAGACCTCAAGATAATTGAGACAGGCAGAAGACAAATCTCATACGACTGGGACACATCGCCCCTACTAAACTACAACGAAGACGACAAGTCATACAAGGTCATTAGTGGCATGCCTCCAATTGATGACTACCCATACGTACTCATACCATCGTCACCCGACATAACCAACATCTTTGACTACAAGATATCCGAAGCGTACGCATCTAAGGACATCCAGATATTCATCAACAAGCTCATATCCTACTCAGACCTCGTAATGGGCATAACTGCTCTCGGAATAGCAAAGATACGAAACATGCCAGCAACCGAAGTTGAGCTATACCCAGGCGCAAAGATACCAGTGCCAGAAGGGAGCGACATCGCAGTTGACCGCGGGATCGGGCTAAACTTCAACTTTGAGGCATACAACCTGTCATCAGCACTCGCAGACGATATTTTCGGAATAAACGAGATACTGCGCGGTGTCAGACCTCAATCAGTCACGAGTGGTGTCGCAGTCAACCAACTATACAACATCGCGCTCTCAAGACTACAGCTCAAGGTCCCAATGATAACACAGATGCTACGAAGGCTCGTGATACTCGTCGCAAAAACAATCTCAACATACGACGAGTTCAGAGTTAAGTTCGGCTTCACGCCAGAAGACCTTGACCTCATTGACGAACTGGTGGATAACGAACAGTTTGAAATCAACGCAACGCCAACAATCGCGGACACACGAAACACAGACAGCATTCTTGACGCGATGATAAAGCTCGCGCAGTCGGGCGTAATGCCACCACAAGTAGTGTTTGACTTCATACGAAGAAATTATCCATACTTCTTCGGTGAGGAAGAAATCAAATTTAGCATAAATGACCTTGTCAGTAAAGAACTAATCAGGAACGTTGGCAATCTTATTATGGGAGGAAGCAATATGCCGTTAGGACAAGAGTTTCAGCAACAAGCACAGGCACAACAGGTGCCAGCCCTTTCACCTGAAGGCGAGGCATTCATGAGAAGTGTCGGCATTGACCCCGCTCAAGTCACACCTGAGGTGATCCAGACAGCACTACAAATCATGCAGGACCCGTCAAAGCAACAGCAGATACAGGACATGATACAGAAACTCATATCACAGGGCTACACAGAGTCAGATGCACAGAAGTTCGTATTCGCACTAATCGTAAAGGCAATCATTGACCAGATGAACCAAGCACAACAAGGCGGTGAAATGCCACCGCAACAGCAGGGGGGTCAGTAATGGACCTCAGTGACAAAATTCAAAGCGAACTGACACAACAGGAACCACAAGAACAGACACAAGGGCAGGAAACAGCACAGCCCGAAAACGATATACAGGCAGAACAGCCAGCACAAGAGACCGAAGCACAAACACAAGAACAAGAAACACAGGAACAGGAAGAACAAGAGACACAGGAACAGCAAACAAAAGGATACTGGTATGAGCAGATACCGCCACACGAGTTCCAGAGAATAAAGGCAAAATACTGGGAACAGACCGTGCCAATAG